TCATGTTTTTTGAAGTTCTCTCATCAATTTGCCGAATTTTTCTGACGCCTCTTTTTTTCTGTCTTGAGTAACATGTAGATAGATTTTTTTTGTTGTATCTTCGTCATCATGACCTAATCGATCCATAATCAATTCTAACGGTACATCAATTTCAGCTAAAAGTGAAGTGTGAGTATGTCGAAATGAATGAGGGGTTAGCTGCTTATTGAAATTAGTCATTTTATTTAAAATTAATTTCATGTGACGATTCACAATTCGCAAATACCAAGGGTACCCCATAAAGTCACCATAAAGGCGTGAAAAAACAAAATCAAAATCTTTGTAATGTTTTTCATGAATCGTTTTAATCTTTTTTTGATTGAACTGGTGACCAATCAACAATCCGATTAATTCTTCTTCAATATCAATCTTCCGTATAGAGCCATCTGTTTTCGGTGGTGTGAGCTCAAATTGATCAAATTTATTTTTGGGATTATAAAGTGTCTTTGTAATATTAATTGTTCCTTCTTCGAAATCAATATCTGACCACTTCAACGCTAACGCCTCTCCTGGTCGCATTCCCGTCCATGCTAACGTGCTAAAGAAAACAAAGTCACCTACTTTACCACTTTGATAACAAACATCTAAAAAAGCCTTTAATTCATGTTTTTCAAAGTATGTATCCGTGATGGTTTCCTTTTCAATTTCCTCAACAGTTTTAATACGTTTAGGAACAATCGTAAATTCAGTTGGGTCATCTAGAATAATTTTCTTTTCTCGAGCATATTTAAAGACTTGTTTTGCTGTTCCATGAACATTGGTTAGAGTGTTGTATGATAATTCCTCATGAAGCTTAAAAAGAAATTTTTGATAGACATCTTGAGTAATATTTTGTACTTTAACATGACCGAAACCTTCAAATAATTTATCTAAATGATAGTCTTTTGAGCGTATAGTGCTATTTTTAACACCACTTTTTACATACCGTTCAAACCATTCTTCGCCAAGATCGCGAAAAGTTGCCTTGTTTTTAAAATCTAAATTCCATTTATCTATTTCATATTCCATAGCTCGAGCAGCTTTGATGGCATCCTTTTCTTTCAGAAATCCCCTTTTAACAATACGTTCCCGTTTCCCAGTCGCTGGATTAGTACCATTTTCGATCACGTACATCCAGCGATCTTTGCCGTTTTTTAGTTCATATTTTTGGATAGAAGCCATGTAATCTCCTCCATAATAAAACATACGTTCCATTGATGTTAACAAAAAAATTCACCACAAGAAAGGCGAATTTTAAAATGTTAGAAAAGCTATACAAGAATGTAAAGTCATTTCTTATTTTCTTGTTGTCTTTTCAGTACCTCATAGAAAACCTCAAATTGTTCCAAGGCATCTAATAAGTTTTCTGGTTGATTTTTAAAAAATAAATCTTCTCTTGTTAAAAAGAAATTAATAACTTCTTTTTGATATGAGCTCAGGTTGTTGTATTCTTCATCAGAGATACCAGCTTGTTTATGTAGAGCATCTTTATTGTCTGTTCTCCCTAATAGGTAATCTATTGAGACATCATACAAGTCAGCTAAGCTAGATAACATTGATGGGTCAGGTGACCTTGTGCCGTTTTCATATCCAGACAAAGTATTACTTTTAATATCTAATTTATCAGCAACGAATTTCTGAAGGTAACCACGTTCTTCTCGCAATGTTCTTAAGCGTTTAGCTAAAATATCTTGGCCCATAAAAAACAACCTTTCTATGTAATTACTATTATAAATGATATCGCAATTCTCGATTTTTTATATTCAAATTCGCAAAATGTGATAAAAATGTTTGACAATCTCGAAATGCGATGTTAAATTGATATTAATCAAATCGCAAATCGCGAATTGGAGGAGGTGTTCAACATGACGGTAAACAAAATTGCGCCGAACAATCTTAAGAGATTAAGAGAAGAAAGGGGGATTCAACAGAAGTTCGTTGCCGAATATATTGGGGTTTCAGCCAATTATTATTGCCAAATTGAAAACGGTCATCGGAGTTTATCAACCAAATATCTACCAAAAATCAGAGAATTTTTCGGTGTGACATTAGATGAGATTTTTTTTGATTACGAAATCGCGAAATGCGATTCAAACAAAACAGCATAGGAGGTTTTATTATGAACCAATTACCAAGAAATATTTCGAGTTTAGAAGTTGCAGAAATGGTTGAGCGCAACCATCCAGATGTTATGCGTGACATACGGAAAATTCGTACTCATTTAGGTGAAAGCAAAATTGCTGAGACCTATTTTATTGAATCAACTTATACAGATATACAAAACAAACAACAACCTTGTTTCTTGTTATCTAAAAAAGGGTGCGAATTATATGGCACTCGTATGACTGGCGAAAAAGGTACTCAATTCGCTGTTCAATACATCGAACGATTTAACGAAATGGAAGAACAAGCACAAAATGTAGTTCCACTTTCGAAAGACCAGGCGTTGGTTACAGTTTTACGCACAACTGCTGATTTAGTTGAAGATACTCAAGCGATCAAAATAGAGCAACATGAGTTACGAAAAGAGCTTTCGTTAATAAATGAAAAAGTAGAAGAACAAATTACTTTAACATCTGGTGAACAGCGTGCAGTGCAAAAGGAAGTTGCTATCAAGGTCTATGATATTGAAGACGATACAACTGTTCGTCCTAAACTTTTCCGTGAATTACATCGTGAAATCAAAGATCGATTTGCGGTTGCTAGTTATAAAGATGTTCGTCGTCAAGAGTTACAATCGGTAATCAACTATATTCGTTCTTGGGTACCGCGAAAAGTATCTTAATAGATTACTAGAAAATCAAGTAAAACAGGAGGGTTATTATGTTTGATCCTAATTTTATCACTAACATATTGGAAAAAATTCGATTAATTATACGTGAAGAAATTGAACAAGTATTTAAAAATATTTCAATTAACAAGTACCCTCACATGTTGAAACAAGAACACCTTTGCGAAATCTTTCAGTGTGAACGAGGTGCGGTGTATAAATTAACAAAAATTGAAAGTTTCCCAAGATTTGAACACATTCACGGGAGATATCCAAGAGATTTAGTTTTTGAATGGATTGAACACAACACAAATCAAGTTCAATCAGTCAAGAAATTAAGAGCAGTGTAGGAGAGGCCAGGGCAAATGGCCTCAATCAAACTACCAATCTAGTAGAAATCTAAGAGGTAGGGGCAAATCTACCTCTTTCCAAGCAAGTTAACTTGCTTATGAACTCATTTTATCCAAATTTTAAATAAAATGGTAATCTATTATCGACTATAGTCCAGAATGGACTACGAATTATGCAGGAGGAAATAAATATGAAATTGTTCCCATCTATTGACTACGGGAAATTACTACAAAAATTCCGTAAGAATGCTGATATGACACAGGAGGAGGTTGCTGACCAACTAGAAATGACGCAATCACATATCAGTAAATACGAACTGGGTCGAAAGGTGGTTGATATAGAAACATTTATGAGGTGGGTTCAAGTGACGAACTCACAGGCGGAAGCTGCATTTGTACTATTCGGAGTGGATATAGTAAATACGGCAACTCAAATGATGACGACAGCGCCAATGTTTATAGGAGGTATGTTCAATTGGATAATGCTTTAGAAAAACTAAATCAGCAGATTGATAGGGAAGTAGCGTGCATAGAAGATCTAGCAATAGAAATCGTAATGCTAGCAAGAAAAGGTGAAACAGACATAGCCAAACAACTAGAGCGAGACCTACATAATTCGTTGAAACAACTAGAGCAACTACATGAACGCAAACGTTTTTGGACAATTGTTGAACAGCTTAATAAGAATGGAGTACTAGTAGAGGTGGTGGATAAGGTTGTGGAAATGGCTTGATAACTATTTTTACTTACCAGAGGATGATGTACCAGAATCACACAGAAAGTTTTGTATCGGTGCTGTTATTACAATGCTTATTATCGGAGTGCCAATTATCATCACATGTTGGCAATAAAAAAGCTGCTTAATCTGAGCGAAAGATTAAGCAGCCATGACAACTTATATACAAATCTATTATAACACAAATTTCGACGTTTGCGAATGAAAATTCGCCCTCGTCAAGCAGCCAGCAATTTGCCGTCTCCCTACGGTTAGCTTTGCCAAAATTGTTGGTTGCTTGATGGGATACGATTCCTACACATAAAGGAGGGTATAACAATGGAATTAATTGAACTTTACAAGCAAGAAACAGGTGTAGCTGAGGTGGAAATGTTTAGTTTCAACGAGTGGTTACTCGATTACGAAATGTCTCAATTATCCCTGTAATAGCTGTCCATCGGGCTAACAACTCGATGGGACTAGCAATCTATTTATAAAGCCTAGCACAGTACGCCATGACCTGCTTATAGGAGCGAGCGACAGCCAATGGGCCCCAGTTGCGATGACAGTTTTGTAAGTAGATTGGTGGTTATCCATCAAAAAAATAGAAAGGGTTGATATGTATGACATTAAATCAAGCAATAACTAAGATTGCTGAATTGCCAATGATTTTGAAGCGATACGGTGTAGCGCCAGAGAATGTTCTTAATGTTGAGTATAACGCACTTGCTACACAACAAGTCGATGTTCAAGTTCATTTGCATGGTAAAGAAACTATTCAAAAACTTGGAGTCTGTGATGCTGAAAGTGAGATTGGTCATGACGATACTCGTTGGACACAATTCAGAATTATTAAAGATGGTATTTCATTTGTTTGTTGGGATCGTGAAGGTGAGGCGATAGCGTGAGGGCTCTATTAGAAGTAGAAAACCCAATGGTGCTTGGTCGTATCGAATACCCTTCGCCACCTTACGAGCCTTCTATAAGCTTTGAAATGCACGATGATTTAGGTAGTTTCATAGCCTGCGGTGATGTGTATTTCGAGATTGGTGATGCATTCATACACATCGACAATATCAGTGATTATTTGGCTGCTGGATATAAAGATGATTCAACTTACGACATGAGTGATTTAGAGGTTATGGCTTATGTGGAGGAGCATTATGGACTTGCTCATACAAAAAAATAATCCTATCCGGCGCAACGGAAAGGATTAATTGAGACCTATGCCACAAATCATTTACTAAATTATAACGTATAGGCCTAATAAATTCAAATTGAAGGAGGATTTAATAATGAACCGATTACAGGAAATCGAGTTATACGAACTTAATGAGATGCCGCCACAAGAAAAACAGATATTCATCATTAAGGATATGGATGGACTGAATTGGGTATTACGCAAAATCAATGCAGCCAATGCAAAATTGAATGAAATTAAATTATTGGCTAATGCAGAGCGAGAGCGCATTAATGCTTGGGAGAAAAAAGAAAGTGCTAGTTTGATAAGTGATATTACATTCTTTGAACAAAAAATCACTGAATACCACTCGCATGTTCTAACTATAGATCCTGAACAGAAGAGCATTGTTACCCCATACGGCAAGGTACGTTCTTTTACAAATGAAGCACAGCCAGAAAAGGTTAACGATGAAGTCATACTCAATTATGTTGTGGCAAACCAATTACCTTACACAGAAGTGGACACTACTCCAAAACTACAGTGGGGTGAACTAAAAAAAACACTTAAAGTAGTGCAATTAGGTTATGAACAAATTGTGGTTGATGAAAATGGACAAGTAGTCCCTGGCGTATCAGTAAAGCCTCGTACTACAACATTCAAAGTGGAGGTGGATGACTAATGATCTTTTCTCAAGAAAACGCAAATATAGCAACAGCATTAGCAAAAGCTTGGGGTGAATTAGAAACACCGAAACATAATGCTACCGTAAAAGTCACGATGAAATCAGGTGGTAGTTATACATTTGATTACACAGATTTAAACGGAATTTTCGAAGCAGCTAGAAAGGTTTTCAAGGTAAACGAAATCTCGATTATACAAAACAGCTACACAGAGTTAACAGAGCATGGATCATTGGCGTGCGTTGAGACGATGTTCTTGCATAGTTCTGGTGAATGGGTTAAATCATTACCACTAAAATTCACAGCAGCAACAGGTATGCAAGACTTTGGAGGACAGATCACTTATATGAAGCGTTACAGTTTATCAGCAATGTTGGGGATTGCAACAGAGAAAGACGATGATGCAAGTGGTGCTAGTGGTAACCCATACGATTACTCTAGTCGTCAACAAGGTGGTTCTTCACAACAATCACACCCTAATAACATTCCAATGCCAACAAATGCACAAGAGGCAGGAGCTATTACGCTGTCCTTTGGAAAGCATCAAGGTAAAACATTAAAGCAAATATGGCGTGAAGATATGTCTTATATTCAGTGGCTTGCGAATGGCGATAAAACAGATGCTGCTATTCGTGAAGGTATAGGAATGATGCAGGTGGCAGCTGCTCAACAAGAAGCACATCAAAAGATGCAACAACAGGCGGTATAGATGAATAACGTACCCCACAAAGTCCTTCTGCCTGCTTGGATATTTGAGCAGGCGAAGGATAACGATGAACTCAGGCGCTTGGTGCTGGATTACATGACTAGATATGAGAATTATACAGTGATAAAAATTCAAGGTTGTTTTGCAATTTGTATGAAAGGACAGATGTTGTTATGAAACTTGAAACGTACAACCATATAAAAGAAAATATTCATCGCTTAGAAATCGATTATGAGAATGGAAAAATTCTTAATAAAACAGTTCATTTGAGTGGCAATGGGTATTATCACATTTGTTTAAAGTGCAAGAAAATAACGGTTCATAGCATCATTGCATATTTAACTTTCGGAGAGCAAACGATAGGACTAATGGTAAATCATTTAAATGGTATAAAAACTGATAATCGTCCAAGCAATTTAGAGATGACAACAAATTCAGGCAATCTTAAACATGCATACAAATTAGGATTATCTAAAGCTCCCAGAGTCTATGGGGTTAATCACGGTAAGTCTAAACTAACAGACAAAAAGGTTTTGGAGATCAGGGCGTTGTTAGAAACTGGCGAAAAACAAAAAGACATTGCGAAGAGATATGGTATTTCTCCAAGTACTGTTGCTCAAATAAATCAGCGTAGAACATGGGCTAATATTTAACACCAAACTATCGAGTTATCAAAGTGAGTGGTAGTTTCGCAGTTTGCGAGAAACAGGACGGGCTGTTATAGGAGGTAGCAATGATTAAAATTCGACTAGCTGTTTTATTGGCTGAACGTGGCTTAAAAATACGAGACATCCACACTAGGACAGACATTCCAATGACAACGCTAAGAACACTGTATTATGGCCGTTCAAATAGTGTGAAGATAAAAGATTTAGAGGCAATTTGCAAGGTACTGAATTGTAGTGTGGGAGATATTTTAGATTATCAAGCAAGTTGATTATTATACCGTAGGAGGAATGATTTCGTATGAACCTTGAAGAGACGAAAAAAATTATTAACGCAGGATTAGCATGGGCGAACTGGACAGATGAGCAACAAGAAGCTATGCGTGAAGCCTTGAAGTGTGTTCGCATGGTAGAGCTAATAAAAGATGAAGCAGAACAATTATACGCTGAAGAAATTGATCTATCAGATTTCGGTGAACGTGTAATGAACATTATTTAATGAACAATATGTGGATTTTGTGAATAAGTCTGTGATTAAAAATTTGAATATTGAAAATATGGAGGGCCAACCATGAAAGTATATCAACAAAACATCTTCGGTGGAGAGGATGAAGTTATTTCAACCATTCCTGTCATTGTGCTAAAACATCGTGGTAAAGAAGGTCGTTATCTAGCAAGCGACATAGAGTCGACAGATTGGAGTGACCCTGATGGAGATGTAACGATGGATGACATCCAAAATGCATTCATCATTGTTCGGGATGATCGCACAAAACCAGATTTTACAGATGTTGAAAATACGCGAATTCAATCCGAAGTACACAAAAGTTTTATTTATGAAGAATACGGAAGTGATGCAACTGTAAGTTTTGATTTCGAGAAATGGCTAGAAGATTACGACCCAATAAACATTGACATGCCAGTAGATAAATTCAATCTAGCGTGTGAAGCGAATGGCTGGGAGCCAGTGAAAACGTATTAGGAGGGGCGAGGGCATGAACAAAGCAAGTAAATTAAAGCTTGAGCTAATTCGAAAAGAAATCATCAGAGAAATTGTAACTCGTAAATCAAATCAAAAGTTAGACACAAACACAGCTTTTAAATTTATTCAAGAAGTCAACGATGTGACTTATAAAGAGCTTCAAACACTGGCAATAGAATCTGTAATCCATAACAAAAAGGTCAGTGATTTATTTATCGATGGCACACCACTGCCATTTTAGGAGAGGTGAGGGCAAATGGCTGAAATCACTTGGATTAAATTACGTACCGATATGTTTGACAACACTAAAATCCGTTTGATTGAGAAGCTACCAGAAGGAGACACGATCTTAGTCATTTGGGTAAAGCTATTGGCAGCCGCGGGCAAGGCGAATTGTAACGGATACATCATGTTAAGTGAAAACATCCCTATGAATGTCGAAGAGATGGCGGTGATTTTTGACCGTCCATTAAACACTGTCAGATTGGCTATAGAGGCATTTAAACGCTACGGGATGATTGAGTTGGATGATAGTGAAATCGTTCGTATAAAGAACTGGGAAACTCATCAAAACATCGATGGCATGGAACGTATTCGAGAGCAGAATAGATTACGCAAACAAAAGCAACGTGAACGTGAAAAAAACAAGGAACTACCTGCACCAAAACAGGAAATTCACGTGACAAATGAAGATAGTCACACAATGTCACGTGACAGTCACGAAACAGAGACAGACATAGACTTAGATAAAGACTTAGATATAGATAAAGACAAAGACATACAACAAACAGTTGGTCAGTCGTCCGTTTCATCTCAAAAATTATTTACTTTCTTTACAACAAGATTGAACCGTTTCCCAAGTGAGCAATTAAGAGAGGATATTAATTTCTACTTGGATACCTATAAAGATGTTGAATTGATTCTAGAAGCATTTAACAGATCGCTAGCTGATGGCCGTGTAAAGGCGAAAGAAAAATATGCCTTAGGTACATTGAGGAACTGGAAACATGAAGGCGTCATCTCATACCAACTTTTAATGCAGAAGGAGGCAGCACAGAATGCAACCAATAGCCAAAGCTGTGAACGACATAATAACAACGAATATGACGGGCTCTCACTCTAGTGAAATGTGCAGCCATTGCGGAAATGAGATAAAGGCAATACCAGTTGAGGTCCTTGGCAGAACACGTTGGGTACAACCAGTATGCCAATGTGAACAGGATATTAAAAAGGCAGAGGTTGAACGTTTAATTCGAGCTAAGGAAGAAAACGAGGTACGTACTTTATTCTCTATCAGCAATATTGGTGAAAAATACTTGAATGCTAGTTTTGACAACTTTCTTATGCGACAAGGTGCCGAAAATGCGTTCAAAGTAGCTAAACACTATGCAGAACACTTTGATGAATATGGTTATGAATCTATCATGCTTTGGGGTGATGTAGGGAACGGTAAAACGCACCTAGGGGCTGCCATACACAATTATTTAACAGATCAAGGTAAGGTAGTCGTTTTCGTATCAATGCCAGAGTTGTTAAGCAAAATAAAGGCTACTTTCAATCGTAACAATAAAGAGAGTGAGCAACAGATTATGAAAGCACTTGTTATATGCGACTTGCTCATTATTGATGATCTTGGTGCTGAAAAAACAAGTGATTGGGTTCAAGAGACAGTGTTCGAGATATTTGATGCACGTTGTAGACGCGAGAGACCTATCTTAGCGACTTCAAACTTAAATCCTAAACAGTTGCCTGAACAAATCGGAAAACGTGCTTGTGACCGTTTAGTTGAGATGTCACAGCCTATTGAAAATAAAGCTACTAGTTATCGTAGAGAGATTGCTAAAGGTCGGTTAAGTAAATTTGACGCAATTATAAATCAGTGAGGGGCAACAGCCCCTTGATGGAGGGTGAAGGGATGGATAAGTGGACCGAGTTTCGATTCTTGCTCAAAAACCCATACTTAGGGATTTCAAAAGGGTCTGTCGTTACGGTTGAGGGCGAAACATTTATTTTGAAACGAATTGACAGAATCATCTTGTTGGATGACGCAGTAGGAGAACCGAATGCGGTACAAGTTTTTGCTAGAGGTGTACGTCATTAAAGAAATCGGAGGGTGAAGGGATGTTAGCAAAAGGCGACAAAGTTGTGATGGAAAACTGTATGGAGGCTAAGTTCCATGAAGGTGTTGTATGGAATGTAACATACGAAGAGTTTACGAGAAAAGGTTACGGACAACGTCCTGTTGTATTTTTAGAAGGTTTTAGTGGCTCTTTCACTACTGACTATTTACGCAAGGTAGATCCATCAGAAGAAACGATTGTGTGTATTATGTGTGACACACAGGTGTTAGTAGATTCAAACGGTTATATTTCTGGCACAAAATTAGGAACCTATTGGTGTAAAGAATGTGCAGATAAGGAAGAAAATCGACAAAAGGTACTTAAAGAAGTTAAACAAATGAAAATTACTCATACGGTTTTTAAGAATGAGGATTTGAATTCATTGCTAGAAAAAGACGCATTAATAAAATTCCCTTTTGAATACGTGCAAGCAGCGTACATCCAACAACGTAAAAAAGAGGATAAATACATCGTTATTAACACCGACGAAAATCCTCGGATGATTGAGGAAATTATTAAAGTCATGAAACAATTTGGAATGTGGGGGTGAAATATATGACCAATCATAATCCATTCTCAGGAGTCGTTGATTTCTTAGCAAAGATGGGTGAAGCCTACCGTGAGTTGGAACTGAACGAACTCATGATCGAGCTTGAGGATTTCAACAAAAGAAATTACAAAGATGCTGCTATAGATGTTGCTTTGGCTACTGGCAACCGTGAGGCTTTTAACAAATTAGTGGGGAGTGAAATGTATGGCTGAAAAAGTGAAGGTTAGTCGTGAGGTTCTAAAAGCCTTTTGTAGAATGGCTAACTACCAAAGGCAAAATAAAGAAAAAATTGCGAAGAAGTGGATTAGCGATCGACACACTTGGAACGGAGAGCTTAAACCATTGTCAGAAATAGATTTTGATACCTTGATTGGTCTTTTATATGGGAACTATGAATTAATCCCAGAAGAACGCATTTTAGAAATATATCAAGCATTTAGTCAAAGACCTTCCAAATATGATCTCGGATTTACAGAAGGAATGAAATGTGTTCTTGATGCTCTAGATAAAAAAATCAAAGGGGTGAATGAGTGATGAACCAAGAACAGTTGAATGCTATTAAAGAACGTGTTGCAAAGGCTACACCAGGGCCATGGTTAGTTGCTTACGATACCAATGTCCGTGAACACGTGGATATTTGGTTTAACGGGGAGGACAACGGACATGTCGAGATACACGATAACAGTTTTGGTAATGCTCCATATAACGCAAAATTCATTTCTCATGCTAGAGAAGATGTGCCAGCTCTTGTTGCTGAGGTTGAGAGGTTACAAAAACTCCTCAATACAGAGAAACGAAATTATGTAGATCATCTAAAAGAAACTAAAGAGCAGTTTAATAGAGTGACAACATTGGATGCAGAAGTTCTTCGTTTACGTAAAGCACTTGAGTTTTATGCAAATAAAAATAGTCATTTTAGAGTTGATAGATTTGCAGAATCAATTGTTATGCAAGATGAAGGTGAAATTGCTCGTCAAGCACTGGTAGGTGAATCGGATGTCGAACGGAAACAAAATCATCACACGTAGTAATAGCAAAATCATGATTCGGGACGGTGAGTTAACGCGTATTTTAAATGCTACTGAGATACAACAATGGCACCACATCATCGCAAAGGTCGAGCAGTTTCAAAATAGCGAGTTGGAGAGGAGGACTTTTCTTGAATGAACAATTTCTAATCAATCAAATTATTATGCACTCCCAGACATTCAAGAGATTTCGTAAACAAGAGAATGCAATCAAGTTTTATGAACGCCTTGAAAGTTTAAGAGTTTCAAAAGGGTTCAATACCCAAGACGAAGCTTTGGATTACGCTATAGAAAAATCAGGAGGGGCGATGGCTGCATGAGACGACGCAATGGCATTCCAATTGACATTCCTAGTGCTCGTAAACGTGCTCCGAAGGTTAAAACTCAGAAACCCGCAGAGTACAACCAGTACAACGTGTATGTGACTATGTTCAAACGTGAGGGCAATCAAAACATCTGGACTATGGTTCCATTTATGCATCCTGATTACAAAAAACTTAGAAAAGAAGGTTATCGAATCACTGAGAAGTGGGATAAGAGGGAGGTTTCGGCATGACAGAGACTCGATTTCGTAAAGGTGACATCATACACAATCGTTATGCAGGACATCCATCAATCAAATATTTTATCTACTTAGGTGTTTCTGGTAGATACGTAAACGGTCTTGAACTACGAGAAGGCAAAGGAATAAAAAAGTGTCAGTATTACAAAAGTGACATGAACAACATTTTAGATGGTGAGCCAGCCTTTCAAGTTGTTGGACATACAAATGCTTTTGACGTGATGAAACAAGATTTATCGAAATTTATTCAGGAGGAAACAGCATGATTAACCGAGTCGTATTAGTTGGCCGACTTACAAAGGATCCCGAGGTACGTTTTAGTCCGAATGGCATTGCATCATGTCGCTTCACGGTTGCAGTAAACAGGACATTCCAAAATCAACAGGGTGAACGTGAGGCAGACTTCATAAATTGCCAGGCATGGCGTAAACATGCTGAGAATCTAGCAAACTTCATGAAGAAAGGCAGCTTAATAGGTTTGGAAGGGCGAATCCAAACAGGCAGCTATGAAGGGCAAGATGGCAAGCGTGTCTATACGACAGACGTAGTAGCAGACAGCATCCAATTCTTAGAGCCAAGAAACAGCACAGGAGGCTCACAGGGCACATCAAACCACGAATCTAGTACAAATACAGGTGGACAGCATCAAGGCAGTTCACAGGGGCAGTATGGCGGTAATAACAACCAGCCAAGTTATACAAGAGCAGATGAAGATCCGTTTGCTAATAGTAAGGGACCAATAGAGGTCGATTCTGACGATTTACCTTTCTAAGGAGTGATTACTGATGATAACAAAACGACCTACGAAGAAAATCATTGGAGCTAAAACAAGGGCAGCACTCGAAAAACAAATCAAAGTTGAAGAACGGAGCCGTTGGTATCCAATCAGTGAAATTAAATTTTACGATCATGAACCAAAGCCATATCAAGTCTTAATGAAATTCGGAAAAGGGGCAGGGAACAATGAACTTAACAAAACTATCTTCCTGAGATGATTAAGGAGGGCTAACGTGAAAATAACTAAGATTGTATTTTGTAAGTGTGGTGCTAGAACTGGTAGAAATGTTCCGCATTTTGAAAATTCATTCGAAAATATTTTAAAACTATATAAAAATGGTTTCTTCGGAAAATGTAGTAAATGTAGTGAGAATTTAAGTCCAAAGAAATTTTGGTCAAATACAGTTAAAGGTAAACCGATAGTGGAGAAATTTTCAAAAATGTATGTTGTTAATGAAGAAAATGGTTGTTGGGAGTGGGTAAGAACTATTAACCCTGGAGGATACGGTATGTTTTATGAAGGCACATATCCTGAGGTAGCAACGCGGATTTCATGGAAGATCTTTAATGGTGAAATATCAAAAGGAATGGTGGTTTGTCATAAATGCGACAACAGAAAATGCGTCAATCCTAATCATCTTTTCTTAGGAACCCAAAAAGACAATATACATGACGCAATGAAAAAGAATAGATTCCAAAAAGGAACTAAAAATGGACGAGCAAAATTAACTGAAAAACAAGTAACGGAAATTATAGTCGGAGATAAACAATTTAAAACAAAGCAAGAGGAAGCAGATTATTACGGAGTCTCCAGACGCACAATTTATGCAATCAGAAAAGGCTTAATTTGGAAGGATGGTAATCATGGATATCAAAAAACTATTTGAAACACAAGCAGCATTGGACGAGCACATTATGCAGGAGCATCCAGAGTTACGAGGGCAGAACAATCTGGATTGGAAGATACTTGCGCTACAGGTTGAGCTAGGGGAATGTGCAAATGAATGGCGAGGGTTTAAGAAGTGGAGTAAGGACCAGGAGCCGAGGACGTATAAAGTGGTTCATTGTCACTCTTGTAAAGGAAACGGCTTCTTCTTGGGTTTCCAAAATGCACAAGAAGATTGCACTTATTGTGAAGGTACAGGAGTTCAAGAAGAATGTAATCCATTGTTAGTTGAATATGTTGATTGCTTGCATTTTATTTTGAGTATTGGGTTGGAATTAGACACTAAAACAACGGTTGATTGGGATGATATAGAGTTCTTTGAAACGGATATTACAGAACAATTCATCGAAGTTATATCAAGAATTTTAGAATTACGTAGCTGGGAAAGTAGCGATACGTGGGCAGGATTATTTAGTGAATTCTATGTTTTAGGTAAGATGCTTGGTTTCACATGGGAGCAAGTCGAAGAAGCTTACTACGCTAAGAACAAAGTGAACCATGAGCGTCAAAACGCTGGATATTAAATAAATACACGCTGCTGGTAGAACGGCATTAGATTGTTTTATCAGCAGTCTAACTAGAGTGCTAGTAAGGATGTGGAAAGATGACAGATATAAATGTAATTTCAATCAGCGGTGGCAAAGACAGTACAGCAATGTGGCTCCTGGCACTCGAAAGAGATACACCGAATTTAAAAGTGGTTTTTAGCGATGTTGGACATGAACATCCTGAAACCTATGAATATATTGATTATCTTGAAAAAGAGTTAGGGCCAATCACAAGAATTAAACCTGATTTTAGCCAGCAGATCTTACGGAAACGAGAAGTGGTAGACACTAAATGGCGAAATGAAGGAGTATCAGAAACGATAATTCAACAAGCTTTGGAGGTGCTACACCCTACAGGTAATCCATTTTTGGATTTATGTATGTGGAAAGGTCGTTTCCCTTCAACAATGGCGAGATTTTGCACAGTTGAACTAAAAGTAAGGCCAATGTTTGACAAAGTGTATGTACCGATTTTCGGAACAGGAAATTACGTTGTAAGTTGGCAAGGAATTAGGGCGAATGAAAGTTTGAGCCGATCTAAAATGGCTGAGACAGAGGAAACGCCAGAAGGTTATACAATCTATCGGCCAATACTCAATTGGGATGTCTATGACGTTTTTAAGCAGCATGATAAGCACGGTATTAAGCCAAATCCACTGTATAAACAAGGTATGGGGCGAGTTGGTTGTATGCCATGTATCAATAATAAAAAAGAAGAATTGCATGAGATCGCTAGACGATTCCCAGAAGAAATTGAGAGGGTAGCACGCTGGGAAGAAATTGTTTCAAAAGCATCTAAGCGCGGATCAGCAACTTTCTTTACAAGTGATGACAGAGGGCATGGAATCCATGATGTAGTTGAATGGTCAAAAACAACCTATGGCGGTGTACAATACGACCTTTTGAAGCTGATGGAAGAAGTACCTATGTGTTCAAGCCAATATGGTTTGTGCGAGTAAGGAGGGCAAACATGAACGTACTCAAAATTGAAATACCAGGAGTCATTCAACCGCAGGAGCGACCTCGCTTTAGTAGACGTGGCAAGAATGTTGTTACACATGATGCACCAAAGAGTAAGGACTTCAAAGACTTTGTAAAGCTCGTAGCATGGCAAAATAAGCCGTCTGAATTGATTACAGGGCCGATTAAACTACAGGCTGATATTTATCTCATGCCACCGAAGAAATACCATACAGGACCCAAAAGAGCACTAATAGCTAGTGGTGAGTTACGACCTACAACCAAACCTGATGCAGATAACCTGATTAAGGGCATAAAGGATGGGATGAGTAAAATCATCTGGCATGATGACGCACAAATCGTTGAACTAAATGTTCGTAAGTTTTATTCAGAGCAGCCTAGAGCAGAGGTGACGATTGAATGGCAAGAAAAGTAGAGAATCGATACATCTTATTTACTGGCGAGGTGCATGAGATCGTTAAATTTGATTTTACACAACGCCAAATAGAAACGTTCATCACGCTTTGGAATCAAGGATATCCAATCAATAAAATAGCTGACAGGCTTAATACAAGTAAGGTGAGCGTGGCTTTGATTGCTATGGACCTTGAAATGGCTGAAAGGATTGGGCCAAGGGCTGGTGGATTGTTAGGGAAGAGAAAAGTGGTTAGTTGAAAGGGATTATTCAGTATTAGGAGGAAAATTAATGGCTAAAAAACTTAAATTACTAGACTTATTTTGCAAGGCTGGTGGGTGTTCAGCAGGTTACGCAAAAGCTGGTTTTGATGTGACTGGTGTAGACATCGAACAACAACCTAATTATCCTTTTAATTTTATTCAGGGAGATGCACTGGAGGTTTTAAAAGACAAAGAGTTTGTTTCTCAATTTGATGCAATAGCTGCTTCACCGCCATGCCAATTTCACACTAAGGCAAGACAATTATCGTATGCCAGAAATAATGGCGCATATGGAGATCACTTAGATTTAATACCAGAAACACGAGCTTTATTAAAAGATACAGGTAAACCGTATGTGATAGAGAATGTAGCTGGTTCCACACTAGAAAACTATATTAGGCTTTTTGGTAGCCAATTCAAAGGATTATACACACAAAGAGAGCGATGGTTTGAAAGCAATATTTTGCTTACAGAGCCTGAAATTCCGTATCAAAAAATGAAAACTCCTAGTGCTGGAAATGGTATTGGTGAGGATGGGAGTATATCTATTTGTGGCAGTGGAGGTGTACGTGGGCTTAATGCTAAACAAATAACTCTATATTGGGGTTTTGCTTTAGGTGGCATCAATTGGATGACGAGAGCAGAATTAGCTGAGGCAATCCCACCAGCCTATACAGAGTTTATAGGCAAACAATTGAAAGAACATTTGATGATGGTTCCTTGCTAATGATTTGAGAAAAAGAAAAAGCCGCAGCGTCATCACACGCTACAGCTCGAATTGGTTTATGCCCTTCTAGGCTAGTCAGATAAAGGTATTATATCACAACTTAGGAGGGCAAACCTATGTTAACAGGGCAAACAGTAAAAGAAGTATGGTCAGAGGCAGACATTGATTATCTAGTAAAAAACTATCGTTTTTGGAAGAAAGAAATCAGTCGGTTAGAAAGAGTGTTATATGGAAGTTCAAGTTCAATGGGTTCTTGGGGCGTAGCTCAGTATGGAATAGATGCAGCAATGCCGAAAGGGAGCTCGATTCGTAGTGCGGAAGAGCTTAAAAGAATGGATGTACGAGAACGTGGTCAAATAGCTCGATTGGAAAAGCTACGTACTTATGTATATGCATTAGAGGTGGCCTACAACTTAATTGACGATGAACAGCTTTCAACAATTTACGATTGCTTATTAGAGGGCATGACGTACAGACAGATCGCTGAACATCTATCAGCATCAAAAGACTATGTGCGGTTAAAGAAACAAATCATTTTTAGCCAAATTAGCCAAAATAGCCAAATAAGTACGATTTTGACCTACGAAAAATTTGCAGTGTAAAATGGAGGGGAGGTCGGACAGGTAAATGTTTCTTCCCTTGGTATTTTTCAAAACAATTAATTACCAGGAAAGACAGACCGACGACCGACCTGCGCTGAGCAAACTTGTTCGGAGCATGACATACACGGCTGGCCCATATTTTTTAAGAGATTAGGTATCTTAATTAATATAAAAGGTGAAATATTTACAATCATTTCCACAACTTCTTATTTGTTATATGATATTTAAAGAGGAGTGGAATATTATGCTTAACATTTTACAAATTGTTTTTGCTATCATAACTGTCTCTCTTTCAGCTTACCTACTTATAACACTGGATTACGATCTGACTTTTTTAATGGTATTATTCTCAGGTTTATTCATGTTAACAAAAGGAATTGAAGCATTTCAGAGCGAGAGAAAAGTTTATGGTTGGTTATTAATCGGGCTATTTTTATTTGCGGTTTATTTATCAATGTATCAATTCACAGCTTTACTCTGACCAACATTAAGGAGTGGTTTATATGTGAACTTCGTCCACTTTCCATTTAATTCAGTCAAATTTACTTTAGCTACAGAGTGCACGGAAATGCACTATAAATCTAAAACACAATTACGAAATAACGTGGTACGCTCTACCACGATGTCAAAAGTGAGCACTCGACAATTTACCACAATATTTAAGCTTTCATCTTCGGATGGAGGCTTTTTCTTATGTAGAAAGGAGGAATTAGAATGAATTTTGGACAAGCGATTGAAGCTTTAAAAGATGGCAAGAAAGTAGCTCGAAATGGTTGGAATGGCAAAGGTATGTATATTACCCTTATCAAAGCAGGGAATGCTATGCATCAGGGGTATGATATGCAAGACTGCTTAGCGATGAAGACTGCAAATAATTTAATGCAACCTGGTTGGTTAGCATCGCAAAATGATATGTTATCTGAGGATTGGGAGGTAGTTGAATAATGCCAAAAGTAGGAGAACATCTAAACCCCGTAATCGAAAATAACTTTAAGTATCACAGCCCAAAAGAAGGTCAACAAGAAAAATATGAGGCTATTCGTGAAAAGGCGAAGGAACTTGCTTATCTAATCGATAAAGAGTGTCCAAACAGTCGTGAGAAGTCAGTTGCTATGACTAACTTAGAAACTACTGTAATGTGGGCTAATGCCTCGATAGCACGTAATTAAGAGCCCTTTACAGGGCTTTTTATTTTGCTTTAAAAACTGCATCAAACAGCCAAAACGCTTTGAGTTGAGAGGGCAGAGTTTGGTGTGGTTTTGAGAGTTAAATAGGTATGGTACATCTTGTACCAGAGTTGAAAAGACAATAGTTCAATATGAACCGGCGACATTTTATTTTGAAAAGTAAGTATCGAGCAGAGTTTTCCTCCCCTTTGATTCCTCGATACTTACTTTTGAGAGTGAAATACATATAGGTCAGGTTCATCGTGAACCAGACATGATTCTGGAGGTGGTGTTTATGAGATATGGCTAATTGGGATGAAATTAAACTAGAGTGGGAAACCACAAAGATTACACTTGCTGATCTTGCTGAAAAGCATGAGATAAAACTTGGTACATTGAAGAGCCGAAAGAGCCGTGAAAAATGGTCGAAGGATGCAACTGAAAAGGATGCAACCAAAACTAAGAAGGTTGCAACCATAAAAGAGGATGCATCTGAGGGTGAAAATTCAGATGATATTATTTATTTCGATGCAGAGGGCGAGGACGGTTTAACCGATAAGCAAAGGCTTTTCTGCATGTATTACATCAAGACATACAATCAGACGATGGCAGCTATAAAAGCTGGATATGCGAAAGATAGTGCGCACGTTGAAGGTAGTAGATTGCTAAGGAATGCTAAGGTTGCTAATGAAATACGTAGACTTAAAGGCGAGATACGAAAAGGCATCTTTGTTGATGCTATGGATGTGTTGGATAAGTACATTCAAATAGCATTTGCTGATATAACAGACTATCTCACTTTTGGTCAAGAACGTGTTCAATTAATTGGTGCATTCGGTCCAGTATTCGATAAAGATGATAAGCCAGTGATGGTTGACCAAGGTTATGTTCGGTTTAATGAATCAATTGATGTAGACGGCACGCTTGTAACTGAGGTTAAGCAAGGCCGTGATGGGTTAAGCGTGAAGTTTGCTGACAAAATGAGAGCGCTAGATTTCCTAGCAAAACATTTCGATTTACTCAATGAGCAAGAACGCAAACAACTGGAAATTGAAAAAACTAGGGCATCGCTTGAACTATCTAAAATCGCTATTCGCAAGGAGAATGGTGAGGATGATGATGAGTTTGAGGATGATGGTTTCTTAGAGGCGATAGAGGGCAAGGAAGTGAATTGGGATGAGTAAACGAAAGAAACCTGCTCTATTCAAATTCAAACCTTTTAGCCAGAAACAACTGAAAGTACTCAAATGGTGGCAGTCTAACTCCCCTCACAAGGACAAGGATGGCCTTATTTGCGATGGTTCTGTTCGTGCTGGTAAAACAGTTGTCATGTCGTTATCGTTCGTTATGTGGGCGATGGAGACGTTTGAGGATGAGAACCTTGGCATGGCTGGTAAAACAATCGGCTCATTCCGTCGTAATGTATTCAAACCCTTAAAAAGAATGCTGATGTCCAGAGGCTACAAAGTAAAAGAATATCGTTCCGAAAACATGTTCACTGTCACGAGAAATGGCAAAGTGAACTATTTTTATATATTCGGAGGGAAAGACGAGGCTTCACAAGACCTTATTCAAGGGATTACACTTGCTGGAATGTTCTTCGATGAAGTGGCGCTTATGCCCCAATCATTCGTTAACCAAGCAACGGCTCGATGTTCTGTTGATGGCGCTAAGTTCTGGTTTAACTGTAACCCTGCTGGACCTTATCACTGGTTCAAATTAGAGTATTTGGACCAATTAGAAGATAAGAACATGTTGCACCTACACTTTACAATGGATGATAACCTATCGTTGTCACAACGCATCAAAGAGCGTTACAAACGAATGTACAAAGGTGTGTTCTATCAACGTTTTATCCTTGGTTTGTGGGTGCTGGCAGAGGGCATCATCTACGACATGTTTGATGAGAAGTTACATTCAGTCGAAACAATCCCAAGGAATTATACCAAATATTATGTCAGTGTCGATTATGGTACTCAGAATCCTACGACATTCGGTCTGTGGGGTTTATGTGACGAGGTTTGGTACAAGGTTAAGGAATACCATTACGACGGTCGTAAATCAAGTAGACAGAAAACCGACGAACAATATTGCCAAGACATGAAGGAATTTGTTGGTGACTTAAAAGTTGTAAAGATTATCGTTGACCCTTCTGCAAAATCATTCATTACGGCATTGAAGCAACATGGATTTTCTGTGAAAGAGGCCAAGAATGATGTACTTGATGGTATACGTAACTTAGCAAACGCGCTGGTTAATAACCTAATCAAATACAATGACTGTTGTACAGAGACTTTTCGTGAGTTCAGTTCCTACATGTGGGATGCTAAAGCAGCAGATAGAGGTGAAGATAAGCCAGTTAAGCAGAATGACCATCAACTCGATGCAGATCGTTATTTTGTAAATACAGTCATTATGAAAAAATCATTATTCAGTTTTGATTAGAAAGAGGTGAGAACATGAGCTATTTTCCATACCAAGGTGCAGTTACAGACACAGACGTCATCAATGAAAACATAACAACTGGTGCAAATAATGTTATAACTGACATCAAATGGCTTGAAAACGAGATTAATAAGTTTAAAAGATCAGAGAAACGAAAGTGGATACTGATAGGCGAAGCTTATTATGAGGGTTTTCAAGATATTTTACAGCGTAAACGGTGGGTTATTGGAAACGGTGGAAGGCTAGAAGTAAATGACAACCTTCCAAATAACAAGATACTGGATAATCAGTATGCGAAGCTTGTAGACCAAAAGGTGAATTATCAATTAGGTAAACCAATCACAATTGAAACAGAAAATAACGAGTACTTGAAGAAACTACAAGATATTTTCAACAAACGATTCCACCGTACGTTAAGAAGCATTGGGCAGGATGCCTTGAATGGAGGTATCGGGTGGCTTTATCCGTTTTACGATGAAGATGGTGAGTTTGCCATCAAGCGTTTTCCTCCACACGAAATCATTCCATATTGGAAGGATTCAGAGCAAACAATACTAGACTTTGCAATTCGCCTATATGCTGAAAAATCCTATGAAGGTGATAGAGAGGTTGTAGTGGAAAAGGTAGAGGTTTATAGTGTCAACGGTGTAGAACATTATCAGTGGTTTGCAGGTCATCTTATACAAGATGTCACAAAGATTCCAGTATCCTATATCACTATCAATGATGGTGATAATAAATTAAGTATGAATTGGCAGCGAGCTCCTTTGATTCCGTTTAAATTTAATAACAAGGAAATGCCACTAATTAAACGTGTGAAGTCTCTACAAGATGGCATCAATACCATGTTAAGTGACTTTGAAAACAACATGCAGGAGGATGCAAGAAATACGATCCTAGTGTTGCATAACTATGAAGGGCAAGATTTAGGAGAATTTAGGCGTAATCTTTCTATATTCGGAGCTGTTAAAGTGACCTCTGAAGATGGAACAAAAGGTGGTGTTGAAACACTAAACATTGAAGTGAATGCTGACAATTATAAGTCAATATTATCGCTGTTTAAAAAAGCGCTGATTGAAAACGGACGTGGCTATGACGCAAAAGATGATCGTATGGCAAACAACCCAAATCAATTAAATATTAGAGCAATGTATAGTGAAATCGATCTTGATGCTGATGGCATAGAAACGGAGTTTCAGGCATCATTCGAGGAGTTGCTTTGGTTCATCAATGTCCATTTAGCTAACACTGGTCAGGGCGATTATGAAGGGGAATATGTTAATATCATTTTCAACCGCGACATTCTAATCAATGAAATGGAAGTGGTTGATGTCCTGAATAAATCACCTTACTTGTCTGAAGAAACAAAGATAGCACAACATCCATACGTTAAAGACGTTCCGTTAGAAATGCAACGAAATAAGAAAGAACGTCAGGAACGAATGAATGAGTTTGATGGCTATGATGATCATTTCAAATCGCTGAAAGCGAAGTCTGGTGATGATGATGACCAAGAGTAGAGACTATTGGCGTAAACGGTTTGAATTGTTAGAAGATGCTCAAAATCGCAAGGCTGTTAGGTATTACAAAGACCTTGAAAAAGCCTATGTTCAAACCATGAGCGAGATAGAAAAGGATATTGCTCGTTGGTATCAACGCTTTGCGAAAAATAACGAAATCAGTCTTGATGAAGCTAAACAGCTCCTTAAAAGCGATGAATTACGTGAGTTTAGATGGGCTGTTGACGAATACATTGATTACGGAAAAAAGAATGCTGTTAATCAGAGGTGGATGAAGCAACTCGAAAATGCATCTTCTCGTGTCCATATAAGCCGTTTAGAGAGTTTGCAACTACAATTACAGCAACATGTAGAAAAGCTCTATGGTGGGCAAATTAAGGGCTTTGAGCAATTGATGAAAGAGGCATATCAAACACAGTACTATCATACTGCTTATGAGATACAAAAAGCCTTCGAGATTGGTTTTACATTACAGGCATTAGACAAAAACTTATTAACTAAGGTGATTAGCAAGCCATGGACTGCTGACAGTCAAACATTCAGCCAAAAGATATGGCGTGATCGTAACCTCTTACTTGATACGTTGCATACAGAACTAATACAGTCAATGGCCCGTGGTGAAGCACCTGACAGAATGATTGCTAGTATCGCTAGAAAAATGAATACTTCACGTTCTAACGCTGCTCGTCTTGTATTGACTGAATCAGCGTTTTTTAGTGCGTCTGCTCAAAAGGATGCATTCGGTGAGCTCGACGTTGAAAAGTACGAGATTATCGCCACTTTAGACAGCCGTACAAGTAGTATCTGTCAATCGATGGATGGCAAGGTGTTCAAGCTGGCTGATTTTGTGCCTGGCGTTACTGCTAATCCATTTCATCCAAGATGCAGAACTACAACAGCGCCATGGTTTGAGGATGACTACAGCCAACGAATTGCTCGAGGAAAGGACGGCAAGGTGTATTACATTGATTCGAAAATCAAATATCCAGAGTGGGAAGCGAGATTTGTTGCTTAATGGTCGATTAGTGCCCAAAAGAAATAAAATAGGAGAATGAGAGAAGGTTGTAAAAGAATCGTCTCTATGATCTTCTTGTCCCGTCTTTTTTTGCACTTTATGACGTTAATTTAAAAGGGGCAAATCCTAACAGGTCGTTACCTGTCAAAACGAATTAGGAGGAACTACAAATGAAAAAAGAAGATTTAATTGCAATGGGATTAAGTGAGGAACATGCTGATGCTGTTGTTGGTAAATACGGAACAATGATTCCTAAAGAACGCTTTGATGAGGTCAACAAAGCAAAGAAAACATTAGAAGATCAAGTGAAAAATCATGATACTCAGTTGAAGGATTTACAAGAAAAAGCTAAAGGTAATGAGGAGTTACAAAAGACAATCACTGAGTTGCAGCAGGCTAATGAAACAGCTAAAACGGAATATGAGCAACAATTGAAAGACGAACGCATGAGTGCAGCACTGAAATTGTCGTTGCACAGCAAAGTACATGATGTTGATTTAGTAGCTGGCCTCATTGATAAAACAACAATCGAATTAAGTGAAGATGGAAAAGTCACTAAAGGACTTGATGAGCAACTTAAATCGTTGCAAGAATCAAAGTCCTTTTTATTTGTACCAGAAAAGCAACAACCAACTTTTAGAGGGTGGAATCCTGCTGGTGGTGCAGACAGTGGTACAGACACAAGTGATGTAGGTTCTAACTTCGCAAAAATAGCGAATGACAAAGGCTCAAGTGATGCAAGCAACGACCCTTGGGGATAAACAATAAGGAGGGCTATATATGCCATATGTAAAAACGATTGAAAGATTTCAACGTGTAAATTTCTTAGCATCATCAAAGGTACAGGCGTTTACGTATTTAGTGAGTGATGTAGGTGTAACTCCTGATGCAAACGGTAAGAAGATCGTTAAGGCAGGAACTATTTTACCTAAAAATGACGCTACCGCAGAAGGTATCTTATATACCGATGTGGATGTGTCAAACGGACCACAACCAGGTTCATTAATTGTGGAAGCTTATGTTTTAGAGGATCGTCTACCTACTGCTCCAGATGAAGCAGCCAAAACAGCATTAAAAGAAATTAAATTCCGATAATTGGAGGGAAAACAATATGCCAGACATTTTAGAATTATTTGGTCAAAAAACAGTATTAGATTACATGAAAGAACGAAAATATCAAAGCTATGGTGTGGGAGAAGCTCTTTTCCCAGAAGTTAAACACGACACACTAGAATTTGAGTATCTTGTAGGTGCTAACGAACTCCCTGTCATTGCAAAGGTACACTCATTCGATACAGAGGCAGAAATTGGCTCATTAGATGCTGCTAAACAGGTGTTAGAGGCAGCTTATATCAAGAAGAAATATCAGATTACCGAAAAGGATCTAATTGCATTGCAATTCCCACGAACAGCACAGGAGCAACAATATTTGATGCAACGAGTATTTAATTTAATCGACAAAGCAGCAAATGATGTTCGTGCTAGCGTTGAATTAATGCGTATGCAAGCACTTAGTACAGGTGAATTGAAATTAGCTTTGAATACAGCAGATGGTACACCTAAGACTCTTACGGTTGGATATGGAGTACCAACAGATCATAAAGAGGCACTTGCTGGAACTGACCAATGGGGAACAGGTACAGAGGATATTCTTGGAGATTTAGAACGATGGTCTGATGCGTTAGATATTACGCCAACTCGTGCGTTAACGTCCAAAAAAATCGCAGCTCTTATTTTACGCAATCCAAAGATTATTGGTTACCTATACGGCGCTGGTTCTGCTCGTGTTGCGAATTTAACAGATTTAAATGCCTTCTTTACCCAACAAGGTTTACCTACAATTGCTGTATATGAATCAAATTCAAACACGAAATATCGTGAGCAAAATGCAGACGGTACGTATACAACAAAGAGTTTCTTCCCTGATAACAAATTCGTTATGTTTGGTGATGGACAACTTGGTGAATCGCTATATGGTCCGACACCAGAAGAATCACGTCTTATTCGTAGTGGTTCTGACGTTGAAATGACTACCATTGGTAAGGTAATTGGAATGGTATACGAAGAAGGGAAAGATCCAGTTTCAACATGGGCAAAAGCAGCAGCTACAGCCATTCCATCATTCCCAGAAGCGCAGAATGTATTCCAAGCACAACCAATTGCATAAGGAGGCTATTTGAAATGGCGAACATTAAAGTAAAAGTGAAGAACGGCGCTTTCCCAATACGTTATAAGGGAGAGCGTTATTTAGTTGGTGAAGAATTCACAATTGATGAAAAACATTTAAACGAATCAATGATGGAACGATTAGAAGAACCGAAGAAAGCCGCACAATCAAGTAAAACGTCTGAAAGCGAGTGATTCGTATGTATTTAGATGTAGTAATGCGTCTATCTGCTCTTGGAGTGGCCTTATCTAGCGCTCCAAGTAGTTCAGACGATATGTTGTTGAAGCACGCTATTGATAAAGTAACTAGTCACATTAAAAACCAAACAAATTTATTATCGATCCCAAATGGTTTAAAAGAAATAGCTCTTGATATGGTAGTAGGAGAGTTCCTGCTTACTAAAAAAGCTATGGGTTTATTGGATGTAGAAACATTGAACTTCGAGGCAGTAGTTAAACAGATACAAGAAGGAGACACTAATACCATCTTTGCAGTTGAAGCCAACCGAACTCCAGAAGCTTATTTCGATGCCTTTATCTTGTATTTACAACATGGCAATACAGACTTTTTGAAGTATAGGGTCCTCACATGGTAAGTGCACGTAGAAAGGCTATAGAGGCGTTGTACAAAGGTTTGTGTACAGTGAAAGTTTGGCAAGAGGTGGATGATCCGGTTACTCATGCAACTACACATAAAGAAGTAACCCTGTTGACTGACCAAAAGTGCAAGCTTTCATACGAAAAGCAAGCATCAACTACTCCGACAGGTGGTCCAGCAGTGATTGCTCAGACTACTAAACTATTTATTGCACCTGAATTAGATATACCAGCAGGCTCAAAAATCATTGTGACACAGCATGGCAAAACTGCTGAATATACAAGAAGTGGTGAGGCTGCTATTTATACTGATCATCAAGAAATAATGCTTGAAGCATTTGAGAGGTACGCATAAATGGGTAGAGGTGGCCGTGTTGATTTAAGACAACTGAAAGCATTTGAGCGAAAGTTAGCTAAGTTGGCTAGTGGTGATTTTGATAAGTTCTGCGAGGCAGCATCCAAGGAGTTAGCGGCTAGACTATTAGGTAAAGTAATTAGACGTACTCCTGTGGACGAAGGGACTTTGCGGCGCGGTTGGACTATCGGACAAGTAGAAAAGAATGGCTCTGTCTACGAAATCGAAGTTATCAATCCAGTAGAGTACGCTCAGTACATTGAATTTGGGCACAGAACAAGTAACCATCAAGGTTGGGTAAATGGCCGATTCATGATGACTATTTCAGCAGATGAAGTCGAACAGCAAGCGCCGGCCATCCTTGAACGTAAACTATTCGAAATGTTAAGGGAGTCTTTCAATGGAGATTAATGATATCCAAAACGCTATATCTGTTAAGCTTCATGAAGCTTTCGGAGATGGCTATAAAAAGTATATAGATGAGGTACCGCAGGGGTTTAGTACTCCTGCTTTTTTAATTCAATTTTTGAACCTAGAACATATTCGACAAATCGGTAAACGATGGAAGGTAACAACACTTTTTAACGTGCAGTATTTCCCTAAGAACGGTTTATCTGAGGCGTCTAATATGACTTTGAAGGTACAACGAGCACTGAAAGAAATAACGCTGTTAAACGGGTCGCTAATGCTTGGAACAGGAGCTAACAGTGAGGTTGTAGACGGCATAGGTCACAACTTCATTCATTTCAATTTCTTTTTACAAGAAGTTGAAGAGAAGATCTTCATGGAATCGCTAAAACAAAATACACAAATGAAAGGGTGAGGGGATGACAACTGTTAAAGAAGAGACAGTCAAGGACAAAGTGAAAGTTCCTACGTTCACAAAAGCCCAAATTGTAAATAGCAACAAGTATATTGCTAGACGTGATGCCCTTAATGCATTGCTAGAAGCAGATAAGGCTTATTCAACAACCGAAGTAGATAATATTCTAAAGAAATTCGATAAAGGAGGTAAATAACGTGGCATTAGGCGGAGGTAATTTCTTAACTCAAAACAAAACACTACCAGGCACGTACCATAACTTCATTAGTGCGGCTCGTGCATTTGTAGAACTAAGCGAGCGTGGTTACGTTGGTTTGCCAATTGCGCTTGATTGGGGTGTGGATGGCGATGTATTCGCTGTAACTCAAGAGGATTTTCAGAACAATTCTCGTAAGATATTTGGTTATGATTACAAGAACCCAAAACTAAAAGGGATTCGTGACGTGTTTAAGAATGCCATCACAGTCTATTTTTATAAGCTTGCTGTTGATGCTGTGGCAGCTACAAACGACTTCGCTACAGCTAAATATAAGGGCGTACGAGGTAACGACATCACGATAGTAATTCAGGCCAATGTGGATGAACCAACGAAATTCGATGTGCAGACGGTGCTAGATAATGTACTAGTAGACTTGCAAACAGGTATTGCAACAGCAGCAGACCTAAAAGCAAATGATTATGTGACATTTAAAGCAGATGCGACACTTGCAGTTACAGCAGGAACACCGTTAGCAGGAGGTACCAATGGCTCGGCAATTACAGGAGGAGCACATCAAGAGGCATTAGATGCACTAGAGGCTTATGGATTTAACACATTGGGTTGTTTATCTTCTGAAAGCACTATTAAATCGTTATACGTAGAGTATACAAAACGTATCCGTGACGAGGTGGGTGGCAAATTCCAACTTGTCGGCCATAAACTCGGTACGACAGATCACGAGGGTATTATTGATATCCAAAACGATGCAGTGGGAGGAGATGAAGAAGTATTTGGAGCAGTATATTGGGCAACTGGTGTACAAGCTGGGGTGGCCGTAAATAAATCAAATACTAACAAAAAGTATGCTGGTGAATTTACGCTTGATATGTCCGAAACAAAGACACAAGCTCAACTTACTGCATTATTGAAGGCTGGTAAGTATGTATTCCATCGTGTGGGTGATGAAGTCCGAGTGCTTGAAGATGTGAATACATTTACATCGTACACGGATGTAAAGAACGAGGATTTCAGCACGAACCAAGTTGTGCGTGTGCTTGATCAAATCGCTATCGATACAGCTAAGTTATTTAATACCCGATATCTAGGTGAAGTACCAAATGACCAAGATGGACGTGTATCTTTGTGGAACGATATCGGCAAACAGCGCTCAGAGTTACAGCGACTACGCGCAATTGAAAATTATGATAAGGATGCACTTGTTGTTATCAAAGGCGAAACAAAGAAATCTGTTGTTACGAGCGAAGTTGTAAACGTAACAGTGGCAATGTCTCAGCTCTATATCACAACGGTAGTAGCATAAAGGAGGGCAATAAATTGGAACAAAAGAAAACATTGATTCCGTTGAATCTTCAGTACTTTGCAGATAATAACATGCATTCGCGAGATGCCATCCATGGTGCTCAAGGAATTGCATGGGTGACGATTGCAGGGAATCGGTATAAATTCGCTCAGTTAATCAACTTAGAAGCACGGTCAGAGAAAACAAAAACAAAAATACCTATTATGGGCCAAGTAGCAAAGGGAAATAAAGCTACTGGCGTAGAGTATAGTGGCAGCGCGACATTTTATTTTAATACGTCGATATTCCGAAAAATGTTGAAGCATTATCAAGATACTGGGGAAGATACTTACTTTGACATTCAAGTGACCAATGAAGATGGTTCTTCTCAAGTCGGGCGACAAACAACGATTTTGGTTGATTGTAATATAGATGGAGGTATTGTTGCTTCATTAGATGCTGACGCTGAATATTTAGAGGACTCATTTGATTTCACTTTCGAACGATTCGAAATGCCAGAGGAATTCGCTATTTTACCGGAAATGTTATAACACTAGAGTTCACGTCATTGTGGGCTCTTTTTAATTAAAACGAAAAGGATAAGGTGATCATACATGTCAAACTTAGCTGCATTTTTTGCACACAACAAAAAACAAAACGATAATATTAAGCGAGCTATTTCAAAGAAATTCGTAGATGAGCAAGGTAATCCAATTGAATGGGAGTTTGCGCCTATCTCGCCAGAACGCGACGCTGAATTGAAATCAGACTCTACCAAGCGTTCTATGATTACACAAGGGAAGCGCAAAGGGCAATACAACACAGATTTCGACCACTTTAAATACCAACGTTTACTAACTGTAGAATCTATTGTATATCCTAATTTAAACGATAAAGAGCTACAAGATTCTTATGGTGTAATGGGTGCAGACGCTTTACTTGGTAAAATGCTGACTATTGGTGAAATTGCGAATGCGGCGGCTGCGGCTCAAGAAGCGAATGGGTATGAAGCCGAACTAGAGGATCTGGTTGAAGAAGTAAAAAACTAATTGAGGACGGTGATGTTGACGCCAATATAATGCATTGGTGGATACAAAAACAACGTCGCCTTCCTTCTGAATTTATGTCGTTACCGTTAGTTGATAAAGCATGTATCATCGCGTCACTACAAGTCAAAATTGCAGATGACAAAAAGCAAGAACGCGAAGTGAAACGTGGATCTAGAAAAGGGAAGAAACGATAAAAATTAGATAATTATGCTAGATAGCTATAGTGTAAACTCTCCATATTATGTATATTAATGGTATGGAGGGAATTTATGATAATTAAATTAATATTTCGTCTCTTATCAATAATCTTATGGTTCGTAGTATTTATTGTTGCTTCTGCTGGGGTAGCAATTGTAATTCAAAATAAATTTAATGCAGTAACAATAATATTTTTTGGGGTAATTACCAGCATTCTGATTGGCCTATCTCTTACACTATGGAATAAATCAAATAAATTTAACAAAGTTCAACAAGTTCCAATAGAACAGATTTATGATAGGTTATCCCAAGGCGTGGATGTTAATTCTTCAGTTCGAACTAAAGATATAAGCAGAAGAGAAGTACCACAAGAAATCTTGAGAGACATGAAAATGTACTACACAAGCATCCAATTGGAAAATGACCTTAGAATTTTACAGGAATCTATTGATCTTATGAGTACTACTAAAAATATCGATACATTCTTAAATCGTTCAGATTTAGCTCATCGAACATCTCTCACGATAGAACAGGCCGTTATAGCAGGTATTTGTGTTAAAGTCAGCTTTGCTACTCCGCGAGAAGTTTTGAACCTAAAAAATGAACTGCTACCTAAAGTGCTTGATGATTCATATTTAAAGGTCAAACAGGATGCTTCAAAACTAAAAACTGATAAAGGTAAAATAGGAAGGTATCAAAAGTATTTAGAGTTACTTGAAGAAAAAGAACATGATTTAGATGTTAGTGGAAATTATGACGACATTATTCATGAAGTTAAACAAGAAATAAATAAACTTTCTCGCTCATACAAATAGATCATAGAAAAAATATATGTATTTAGGTATATTTGTGTATAAGGAGGGGTACTGATGGTAGCGTTAATTATTATATTATTGATTGTTATGTTCCTTTTCGCATTAATAAAGGTAGGGATGTCAAAATCTTCTGAATGTCATAAGTGTGGAAAGAAATTTAAAATGCTCGGAAATAAAGTAAAATGTCCATTCTGCCATACTAAACACATTAAACAACCAGATGGAACTTATATCACAGATTAGCACTCAATTATGGGTGCTTTTTATTTTGTTTGAAAAGAGGTGTGGTCATGGCTACAATTCGTACCGCGATACAAATTGAAGATCGCTTGAGTCAACCCATCAGGGCTATGCATAACGCTGTTTCAATGATGGTTAATCAAATGGAGGCCATGCATGCTGCTTCTGGAACTATGTTTGATACTTCATCAATAGCGCTGATGCGTCGTGAACTAGCTAATGCAGCATCCTCGATGAATCAGATTGAACAAGAGGTTCGAGCTGCTGCTGGTGCACAAGATCAACTTAACAACCGAATACGAGATGGTACAGGCGAGATGGATGGATTATTAAGTAAAGTTGGAGCTTTAATCGGTGCTTATTTATCCATACAGGGTTTGGGTAAAGTAATTGAGATTTCTGATGAATTAACAAATACTAAGGCGCGCGTAGAGTTACTGGTAGAAGATATGCCTGTTATTCCCAATCAGTTGGCTAAAGTAGATTTTGGCCTTGGGGATATGAGTGATATAGAGCTTGCACAACAACTTATACACGATGCTGCACAACGTTCATACTCATCGTTTAAAGATACCGCCGACATGGTTTCGAGAATCGGTACTAATGCTCGTGATTCATTCAGCAACTTGGGTGAAGTAGTAGCGTTTACTGAACTTGTACAAAAACAATTCGGTATCGCAGGGGCTAGCGCGGTTGAAGCAAGTAATGCAACTATCCAGTTATCTCAAGCATTAGCGTCCGGTGTTTTACGTGGTGACGAGCTTAACTCGATCTTTGAACAAGCTCCAAACTTAATCTCAACTATTGCAGATTACATGGGAGAACCACTAGGAGCGATTCGTGATTTAGCTGCTGATGGTATGATTACAGCCGACATTGTTAAAAATGCAATGTTTGCTGCCTCGGATGATATCAATAAAAAGTTTGACAGTATGCCAGTAACTTGGTCGCAAATGTGGACGTACTTCCAAAATGAAGCCTTACGTGCTTTTGGTCCGGTGTTGCAAAAAATAAATGAGATTGCTAATAGCGAACGATTTAAAGCATTCGCCGCTAGTGCTACACAAGCGTTGTATTTAATAGCTGGAGTTATAGATATAGTAATGAATGCTATTGCTGCAACAGGTTCGTTTATTTATGATAATTGGCAATGGATTGGTCCTATTATTTTAGGTGTCGGGAGTGCTTTACTAATACTGGCTGGTTACCTAACCATCGTCAAAGCA